ATAGCGGTAAAAGGGTCTGGCTCGGCTAGAGCGGGAGCAACTTTCAATTTACAGCATATTGGTGGTACTGCTGAAGGTGATATTGCTGATTATGCAGGTAATATATGCGAGGTTGGTTTATACGATACTAATCTATCCGGGGCTAACATAGAGATACTAATGAAAGAACTATGCACAAAATGGGGCATAAATAGAAGGGCATAAACAATTAAATTAACTTAAATTAAACAAAATGGCAAAAGGAACAAACGCAAAAATTAAAGAACTTAAAGGTATTAAACCTGAGAAAATAACTGACGAGCAGTTAAAGAAAGTTCAAGATACAGTAAACAATATCAATAGAGCTCAATTAGAAATTGGCTCAGTAGAATTAAAAAAGCATGAGATGATGCATCAGATCGCTGGATTAAGAGATGAACTTACTTTATTACAAACTGAGTTTGATAAAGAGTACGGTACTTTTGATATTAATATCCAAGATGGAACAATAAACTACAAGGAAGATGTCGAAGCTGATAAGAAAGATTAGTATCGGTAAAGATTATAAGAATGACGCTATGCACTATGCCGTGGGGCAAGAAGTGTATGGTGGTCATACTATATGCGATATACTAGAGGAGGAAAACAAGTTTTCTGTTTATATTAAAAAAGGTAAAGATGTTTTGCCATGGAAAGATTTTAATAAGAATATGGCTGTCTCCGTAGAGTATAACCTACAATACTAATGAAAAGTGTTTACGACTTTGTTGTAACGCCAAAAGGAGAAAGATACAACAACACTAAAACATTAGACGGTGGAGAACTTATCTTAAATACTGAGATTTACAATCATGAGTTTGTTAATAGAGAAGCTACCGTAACCGCGGCTCCGTTAGTTGGTCACGCTGAGATAAAAAGAGGTGATACCGTTTTAGTACACCATAACGTTTTCAGGCGATGGCATAACGTAAAAGGAGTTGAAAAGAATAGCAGAAGCTATTTTAATGAATCAACTTACTTTATAGGTGAAGACCAGATCTTCTTATATAAGAGAGATGGGGAATGGATTTGTCCTAAGGGATATTGTTTTGTAATGCCCCTGAAAGCAGTGGATCAATTTAACATTGAATCTGAAAAACCTCTACAAGGTATCGTCAAATACTCAGACGGTACAGTTGAAGTAAACGATCTAGTTGGTTTTAGACCAAGTAGTGAATACGAGTTTATCGTTGATGGCGAAAGACTATATCGAGTTAAATCTAATTTTATTACAATCAAATATGAACATCAAGGAAACGAAGAAGAGTATAATCCAAGCTGGGCACAAAGCAGTGGAGGAGCTGATAAAGGTAGCTAAGGAAGCTATCGTCACCGACTCTGAAGATGATTTAACAGCCGATAAACTAAAGAATGCCGCAGCATCTAAAAAACTAGCTATATTTGACGCATTTGAGATACTTAACAGAATTGAAGAAGAAGAAAACTTGCTTGAGGGTAAAACACCTGAAGAGGCAAAGGAAAAAACTTTTAAAGGATTCGCAGAAGGTAGATCTAAGTAATGTACGAGCAAAGTTTAGTTAATACAGTTGAGCCGATAAAACGAACCACTATTTCCAGGATGAATAAAGGAAAAAAGTGGAAGTACGGATACGACAAAGAGCACGACATAATTGTACTATCTCACAACGGTCAGATAGGAGAAATCATAGAAATACAAAACCTAGTCATTGCTCTACCTAAGGTGCCTAAGGATGTGTATAGCAACCCGAAAGATAAATGGGTTAAGTTTGAGCAGCCAAAGGAATTGGAGCGCTTAAAGAACATCTTTGATTGGCGTGCTTACCCGGAGGATCAAAAAGATAAATGGCATGATTATATAGACGAAGAGTTTAAAAGAAGAGAAGAGGGATTTTGGTTTACTAATAATGGTAAGTCAACTTGGATAACAGGCACACATTACATGTACTTACAATGGAGTAAGATTGATGTTGGTGCTGCAGACTTTAGAGAGGCAAATAGATTGTTCTTTATATTTTGGGAGGCTTGTAAGGCAGACAAAAGATGCTACGGTATGTGCTACCTTAAGAATAGAAGATCTGGGTTTTCTTTTATGTCTTCTGCTGAAACCGTTAACTTAGCCACTCTTGCGAGTGATAGTAGATATGGAATCTTATCTAAATCAGGAGCTGATGCTAAAAAAATGTTTACCGACAAAGTTGTCCCTATATCAATCAATTATCCTTTCTTTTTTAAACCTGTCCAAGATGGTATGGATCGTCCTAAGTCCGAGCTTGCTTACCGTGTACCTGCTAGTAAGTTTACACGAAAAAAGATTACAGCTAATGAAAAGCTGGAGGATATACAGGGGTTAGATACGACGATTGACTGGAAAAACACTGGAGACAATAGTTATGATGGTGAAAAACTAGCCCTTCTAGTACATGATGAAAGTGGTAAGTGGGAAAGACCAGACAATATATTAAATAACTGGAGAGTTACAAAAACTTGTTTAAGATTAGGATCAAGAATTATTGGTAAGTGTATGATGGGTAGTACTTCAAACGCTTTAGATAAAGGAGGTGAGAACTTTAAAAAATTATACAATGCTTCAGATGTTACAAAAAGAAACAGAAATGGCCAGACAAAGTCTGGTTTATACTCTTTGTTTATCCCAATGGAATGGAACTACGAAGGATTTATTGATGAGTACGGAGTTCCAGTTTTCACTACTCCTGATGTCGATAGGTTCGACCCAAGCGGTGAACTAATAGATGTAGGTGTAATTGACAACTGGCAAAATGAAGTTGATGGTTTAAAAGATGATCAAGATGGGTTGAATGAATTCTATCGCCAGTTTCCAAGAACTACTGAGCATGCGTTTAGAGATGAGACTAAAGGGAGTATTTTTAATTTAGTTAAGTTGTATGAGCAAATAGATTACAACGAAGAAATGTCTAGAACACTAGGAGTTACGCAAGGTAATTTTCAGTGGGTTAATGGAATAAAGGATTCACAAGTTGTGTTTTCTCCAAATCCTAAGGGTAGGTTTAAGGTTAGCTGGGTTCCACCTCAACAAATACAAAACAACGTTGTATTAAAGAACGGCATTAAATATCCAGGCAACGAACACATGGGTGCTTTTGGTTGTGATTCATACGATATATCAGGAACAGTGGATGGGGTTGGATCTAAAGGTGCTTTGCACGGTTTAACTAGATTCTCAATGGAAGACGCTCCGGCAAACAGTTTTTTCTTAGAATACTTGTCAAGGCCTCCAACAGCTGAGATGTTCTTTGAAGATGTTCTAATGGCTTTAGTATTTTACGGGATGCCTATATTAGCAGAGAACAATAAACCTCGTCTCTTGTACTATTTAAGGCGAAGAGGATATAGAGGGTTTAGTATGAATAGACCGGACAAAATTTGGAATAAATTATCTGTAGCAGAAAAAGAAGTTGGCGGAATACCCAATTCAAGTGAAGATATAAAACAAGCACATGCCGCTGCGATTGAAATGTATATTCAAGATCACGTAGGTATTAAGCAAGATGGAACTCATGGGGATTGTTATTTCAATGAGTTGCTGAACGATTGGACAAAGTTTGATATAAACAAAAGAACAAAGCATGATGCGTCAATAAGTTCTGGTTTAGCTATAATGGCTAATAACAGGCATTTATATAGACCAAACGCTGAGGTTAAAAAACCTCAACTAAACATAAACGTTTCTAGGTACACAAACACTGGAAATAATTCACAAATAATCAAGTAATAAATATGGCAGAGTCTGGCATTAAAAGTTATTTCCCAAGTCAAACGGTCAGCGATGCTGAGAAGTTAAGCTATGAGTATGGGTTAAAAGTAGGTAAAGCTATAGAGCAAGAGTGGTTTAATAATGACACTGGTTCTGGTAGGTACAAATCCAACCACAATGATTTTCATAATTTAAGGCTGTATGCTAGGGGAGAGCAGTCTGTTCAAAAGTATAAGGATGAGTTATCGATCAATGGTGATTTGTCCTATCTTAATTTAGATTGGAAGCCTGTTCCAATTATATCTAAATTTGTAGATATAGTTGTCAATGGTATTGCTGAAAGAACTTGGGATGTAAAAGCTTACTCGCAAGATCCAAATGGTGTTTCTAAAAGAACTGAGTATATGGAAAATATACTTAAAGATATGAGGTTAAAAGATTTTAACGCACAGGTTAAACAAGACTTAGGACTTGACGTTAGAAAAAGCCAAATTGAAGAGCTGCCAGAGACCTGCGAAGAGTTAGAGCTTCACATGCAGTTAACATACAAGCAATCCATAGAAATAGCAGAAGAACAAGCTATTAACACTTTGTTAGAGGGTAATAGGTATGAGTTAATAAAAAAGAGGTTTTATCACGATTTAACAGTGCTAGGTATTGGCGCGGTGAAAACAAACTTTAACACGTCAGAAGGAGTTACTGTAGACTATGTTGATCCAGCTAATCTCGTTTACTCTTACACGGATTCTCCTTACTTCGAAGACATATATTATGTT